GATATCTTTGTATGGTATGTAGCTGACACCTTCCAGACCATCGTTACCACCTGGGCCAGTGATTAACACAGATGCTATAGCAACAGCCCCGCCACCAATAGCAACTGCAACAGCCTTGCGTAATGATGGCGACATTATTCACCTCTCGCAGCCTTACGCTTGTCTTCTCTGATTTTGAAGTACAGATTTGTCAGATAAGTCAGGAAGCCCAGAACCAGACTCCCCAGTACACCAATCGCAGCCCACTGTGACGGACTGACCTGATCAAGCCACTGTAAAAACCAGTAGCCGGCACTGCCTGCGGAGGTGCCGTAGGCAATGCCCGTTGAAATTTTGTCCATGGATTTCATAGCCTCACCTCCGCAAATAACGGATGGCGTAGTTTTACACTGAGAAATGAAAGGGATTTGAAAAGAAAAAACCGCAAAAGCGGGCGAAACGATATATACAGTAAGGAAAGCACTCTATCCAACAAACCACTCACAGTTAATCGGAATAAAAGCAGAGTGCTTATGAATGATCGCCTGCCCGAAGGTTAGTATTTCTGCACAGCAATTTTGCAAAAAAAAGCGATCATTCATAACTTAAACGTCTTTCAGTCACTCCGGGATTTCCCATCATCGCAGACTGAAAGACTCTAACTGGAGCGGGCAGCGGGAATCGAACCCGCATCATCAGCTTGGAAGGCTGAGGTAATAGCCATTATACGATGCCCGCATATGGTGCGACTACCGGAATCGAACTGGTGACCTACTGATTACAAGTCAGTTGCTCTACCTACTGAGCCAAGTCGGCACTGGACCGCCACCGGGGACTCGAACCTCGCACACTCAACTTAAAGGGTTGACGCTCTTTCCTGATGAGCTAGTGGCGGTTGGTGGCCCTTGCTGGATTTGAACCAGCGACCTGGCGATTATGAGTCGCTCGCTCTCACCACTGAGCTAAAGGGCCGGGCGCAGGATAATAACGTTACGAAATCAATGTTGCAAGCATTCAAAAATCACCCTTATCTCCTCCACCAGCGCATTCACCATGTCTATCCGGGATAAGTGGCACAAAAAACCCGCTTGTGGGCGGGTTTTGTTTGCTTTTGCCATCACGTACAAAATCGGCAAAATATCAGATTTGCATGAAATATATGCCTTTCAATCTACTTTTGCAACACTTTGCTTTGAAAATGCCGTCTTTTTTTTGAACGTGTTCTCATTACAAACAATAAAGCCTCACTATCCAGTCGGTGAAAAATGTGTTTCATTGCAACCCAGTGACGAGTAAATGTTTTGGACCAGTTTTTAGTTGTCACTCCCGCCAGTAATGCCAGCTCCTGGTATTCATAACCTTCCCCACCAAAAAGTTCTGCTTTTACTGCCTGCGCCGCCAGCCAGATTAATTTTTTCAGGCGTTCCTGCGTTTTCCCTGCAATTTTTCTGGTACCGGATTGAGCATTAAATTCATTCCACGCCCACTGTGTTATCGCGATCTGATATTCCCAACAAATACTCCCGCTGTAACACCACAACAACCAGGCTTTATGATGTTCTTCAAGAGACAGAACAGCCCGCCGCCACGATGATGTCGAAAACCCAACCGGACTGACCAGAGGAATTGACGTCCCCTTCGCCAGCGATTGCTTTCCCGGGATTGGTGGATTATCCCGCGTTATCATTTTTCCAGTCACTTCATCGCGGTACCGGATTTTTTTACGCCTGTAACGCCCTGTATCGAACATGGCATTCTCTTGCCAGGCTTCAAGCTGACCTTTTGTTGCCCCACTCAAATCAGCGGTGGCGATAATGAGCTGCTCACGCACAAACTGTAAATACTGGTTATTCATGCGCACCCCAGTTCTGTGATTTTTATCCCCAGCCGCCCACCAGGAACGAGCTGACCGCGCACAATATTGATTTCATCAAACTGCTCGTCGTCTATAAGTAGTCCAGCATGCGTCAGCGCATCCAGCGGTGCCTTCAGGATATTGTCCAGGTCACGACGGCGCTTATCCGGTGGCTCTGCAATAATCTTTATCGCCAGCCTTCCGGACAGGTTTAATTTCAGTCGCTGCTGGCGAACAATTAGCGCCACATCACGGCGATAACGCTTTCCGGCTTCCGAGATGAAATACGTATTGCCATGACGTCGCCAGTAGGTATTCACCGTCGGCGGGTAAGGCAAAACAAATTCTATGCGTTCAGTCATTCATGCTTTCCACTTCAGGACACCCGAATTTCTCGCGTGCATTAAAAAACGAATCAGCAACAACAGCTGGCTGCCGTGTTTTTCTTCAAAATCTTTTACCCCGGCGTGCAGTTCGTTATGACATTTACGGCACAGCGGAATAACAAACAAATCATCAGCCTTTGTTCCCATCCCTCCCAGTCCATGACCAATGATGTGATGCGGATCATCTGCCTGATTGCCACACGTCATGCATTTCTGCGTTTTTACCCAGCGCGTGTATACGGGCATCTCTTCCCGTTGTGGTTTCTGGCGCTGGAGATACTGAGCCGGAGAATCCGGATCAACGGCAATGCTGACCACCGTCTTTTCCTGTGGTGGATTCTGTTGCTGGTGGGCGTGAGGCAACGGCGCAATATTTTTTGTGCGCTGCTTCAGTATGCTGGTGGCGGTCTGCGCTCCCGGTACGATATCGCTTTCGCGGTATACTGAGCGGATTTTTTCTACCGGTAATCCCAGCGAACGACGTAATACTGCCTCCGGTAGCGCGTCCGCCACCTGATTGCAGAGCGCCCACCAGGATAATTCAGCCAGCGATAATTCCCGCTCCTGTGTGCCATTCATTGCATGGCGTATGACGTCAATCATCCATGCTGACAGGTTTTGATGAGCAAGTTGCCCGAGTGATTCGGAGGTCTGGTCACGCAGCTGGTTGTCGCAGTGCCAGCACAACACCATCGCACCGGTACCATAACGATGTATGACGATTTCGCTGTGATGATAGTCACCATGAGGCCACTGGCAGGATTTAACGTGGCGTAACAGCCAGTCAGACAGTGCACCAGCACCGCCAGCAGCACGAATCACACGCTCATCGCTGAAAAATGGCAGTAATGATTTGTCCTCCGCCAGCGGCTGGCGAACGGCAGGAACGACCCCGGACGGCAGATTACGCATGCTTTTCGGTTCCGGCTCCACCAGTACCCGGGTATTGTGGAATACCGGCATGGATTCACGGCCCGGCTTAACGATCACCAGCCCGAGTTCCGGTACCAGAACAGGTCGAAGTAATACCCGCACGTTACCTCCAGATGCGTTGCTGGAATGTGCGGGACGGACGCGGTGGGCGTTCAGAGTAAGGAAGCCTGACGGAGATTATCCAGTGACGATAATCGAGGCTGAGGGCTTTCTTAATCTCGTATCCGTGTCTGCGGTAGCACTGAATTAGCCACTCGGCCTGTTCTTCAGTGCATGGGTCATGCTGGAACCAGTCAGATTTGAAAGTGCGGGAACGCCGCCCGTGCCTGCTGGCAAAGACGGCAGAATCATCAGAATTGTGTAATTTGGTATCGTGCGCCATCGGTTGTCTCTGCTGGCGCAGCAGGTGCCAGTTGTTCAGGCTGGCGTGCGGCAATATTGTCTCTGATTTCTGTTGTCGTCAACAGGCAGCGTGCTATCATCGAATAGTGTTCTATCCTACTCCTTGAGGTTTACCATGCGTACAACCCAACAATTCAGCATTACATTAACTAACGAGATGGCTGACATGGTGCGCGCCCGTGTGGCTTCCGGTGCCTATGCTTCAGAAAGCGAGGTCATTCGTGAAGGGCTTCGCGCACTGAATGAGCGCGATAAAGCAATCGAAGCGTGGTTAACGCATTCAGCCGCCCCCTCTCTTGATTCTATCCGCGAAAATCCAAACAACGGACGCTCCATTTCACAGGTTCGCGCCGCGATTCGATCCGGAAAGTAATCTGCATGACATATGAAGTCATCATTACTCCTGAGGCCGAACAACAAATAATCAACCTGCACAGATATATAACTGAGAAAGCAGGGAACGTCATTGCTGACAATTATGCCAATGCACTTCTTGATTATCTTGATGGGTTTTCTACATTCCCGCATCGGGGCAATAAACGCGATGATATTCGCCAGGGGATGCGGGTAACTCATTTCCGCCACAGAACGATTATTGCTTTTGCCGTTGATGACAATAAAGTTT